TTATCTAATGGTCTATATGTTCTTTTCGAATATGCTCTGAATCCTGTTCCTTTTCCGATATAATAAGGAGTTCCGTCTGTTCTAGTATATTGGTAAACGTAATACATTCTCAATCCTTTCGGGCATCAGTCTTGCCGTCTGCTCTAGCCACCCTGTCTGTGTCTATGGGTATGCCCAGTTGCTCGGAGACCTCTTGGTCTATTTTAAGTATGTCGTTGTTCATGGTCTTGACCCTGTTGTCCAGTTGTGAGATCACACTCTCGATGAACTTGATGGAGTTTACTATGCCATTCAGGATGTATTTTATAATGAACAGTATGAACACACCCATTCCCACCGTGGCGGCAATTGGTAATCCTAGCTCTGCTACTAATTTAAAGAACTGTGTCATTATGTGTGTATTTATAGGCAATTGTACACTAGGAATTAAAAGATTGACAACCAAAAATACACCTGCTATACTGTGACTGCACAGTTTAATATCAGGATTTAATCGGTAAATACTAAAAAGCAGGCTAGAACTATGAAAAAACATACCAGAAGCATATTAGACGAATTAAGAAACATTGGCAGAATTAACAATGTTGAAGCCTTTATTGAGACCACAGGCTCAAACATCATTGAAAGTGCTGTCAATCTGCTCAATACTATAAAAGAAAATTATCCAGAGGACACAGCACAAGAACTGGAGAGAAGATTTTTAAACAGTATTCGTAACAAAGAAGCCAAAAAGTTTCAAGTGGGTGTGAAGAAGATAATTGAAAGCAAAAAATTAGATGACAATTCTTAAAGAAGGCGGTAATGTGTTCAAAGATCCTAATGGACAATTAGCCACTCAACGAATTAATCAAGCAGATGTGGCTCCCACACTTGCCTGGTTGGAAAAAATCACAGGATTAGACCTACAAAGTAATATGTTGGGCACCACAGGCAAAGCACCCACATCAGGTGACTTAGATGTAGCAGTGGATCAAAGCAAAATTTCAAAAGATCAGTTGGCAGACACATTAACACAATGGGCTATAAAGAACAAACAAGATCCTAAACTGTGGGTAAAGAAGAGTGGCATCAGTGTTCATTTTAAAACTCCTATCAGAGGCAGTGCGAAGAATGGATATGTTCAATCAGATTTAATGTTTGGAGATCCAGACTGGATGCGTTGGAGTCTTCAAGGTGGACAACCTGGCTCACCATACAAGGGTGCAGACAGACACGTGATGATGGCATCAATTGCCAAACCACTTGGATTCAAATGGAGTCACAAAGCAGGATTATTAAACAGAGACACAAATGAACCCATCACTAAAGATCCCAGCAAGATTGCTGAACTGTTGTTAGGCAAAGGTGCAACTGCAAATGATTTAAACACAGTGGAATCTATTCATGCAAAAATAAAAAATAGATCAGATTATGATACGTTGGTTGCTGATGTAAAAGATTCATTTGCTAAAATGGGTAAGACATTGCCAGAAAGTATCAAAGACCCAATTGGTTGGTACAGAACATTATTAAACAAAATTAAAATATGAGACTAGTAGAATTTAAAGAAGTTGACAAAAAGAATGTCGCTCTCAAAGAATCAAGAATTCAACATGCAGAAGATTTAATTTTCTGGGAAGGTTCTAGAGGAGCCATAAGAGCAATTGAACAATTACAATCATTAAGCAAAAGCACACAGTCACTCACAATCAAATGGGACGGTTCACCTGCTGTGGTGTTTGGCAGAAATCCTAATGGAGAATTTATTTTTACAGACAAGTCAGGCTTTGTGGCAAAAGGTTATGACGGTAGAGCAACCAACTCAGCAGACTTAAAAAGTGCTATTGTGGGAAGAGGAAAAGATCCTACAAAAAAGAAAGCACAGGCACAGTATGCTTCTAAAATGGCATCAGTATTTGATACTGTGCAACAAGCAGTGCCTGAAAACATTCAAGGATATTTTGTTGGAGACATGTTGTATTTTCAAACTCCTAAAAAAGCAGGCGACAAATTTATGTTCAAACCCAATGTGGTTCAGTATGCAGTGGATGTTAACAGCGAGATAGGACAACAGATTGCCAACAGCAGTGTGGGTGTTGTTGTGCACCACAAAATGACTGAAGACGGTAAAGTATTACCTATTAATGATTTAGATATGATTCAAGGCAGTGTGTTGGCAATACCACCTACCACACTCAATAAGAAAGATCCAATACAAGTAAAAGGGTTGGATCAATTAAAATCGCTACTCTCCAACAGTGGAGCAGAAATAGACAAACTGTTGAACAAGAACAAGATAGCAGAAATGAAACTGACTGATCTACCCAACATTTTGTACACCTACACCAACAGCAAAGTGGACACAGGATTAAACAGATTGGGTGAAGACTTTTTGAGATGGTTGGCGGCAAGTGCTGTGAGCCAACCCAAAAGAATTAAAATTAAAGAATATGTAACAGCAAACATACAAGCATTCAGCAAACTGTGGATTTTGGTTGGCGGAATAATGAAAGTCAAAGATTCAATCATCAATCAGTTGGATCAAGCACAAGGCGATATAACAGCAACAATCAACAACAAACCAGGTGGCGAAGGCTATGTTTTAGGCTCTCCAGAGGGTAATATTAAATTAGTGAAACGTTCTGGCTTCACGAAAGCCAACAGAGCGATAAATAGATAGGGAGAACAAAATGAAAGCAAAAGAATTTATTAGAGAATTTAGAGACATAGATCCAGCAGATGATCCAAATGCAGGTATGGATCAAGAGTTCAAACAGGATCCTATATTTCATCAATTGGGTAAAATATTAGACAGTAGAGGCAATCCAAATCCGTTAGACACAGTGATAACAGATGATGGTAAAAAATTTAAAGTAACATTTAAACAAGCCACAGTGTTGAGAAGATTGTTAACTACACCTAGTGTTAAACCTAATATTAAAGCAAATTTTACAAAAGATCTTCAACAAAGTCAAACACTTGAAAAGTATTTACAAGCAGATGACATGGTAGAGTTGTTTCTTTCTACGTATAATCCAGAAAAAACAGAACCTAGTCCATACACCAAATACGAAAACTAAGACAGAGGATTTGTCCGTTTCAATTATGACGACAAAACTATCAACACAAACTGACACTTCACTGGACTTTCTAAGTTCACTGTTTGAAGCACGAATGACTCGTGACTCAAAAGATCATAAAGTTCTTACCTACACAGATTGTGCTGAAAGATTGTATATCACACTGTTGATACTGCAACTGTTGAATCAATATCCCACATACAGACAGTTGGCTTCCAAGTATTCCGGAGACACAAAACATTCAAACTACGATAGATTCAGAATGTATTCCACAGACCTATACAACTTTGTGTATTTTGTCACAGGTGACGAAGAAGCAATGAACAAATTAAAAAATCCAGACAGTGCCAAAGCAATGAGAAAGAAAACCAGATTCCCCACAATGGCATTCAATAGATATTTGTCAGCATTACAACAGGGATTGATAGCACCCAGTATCATGCAGGTGTTTTTAAATATTGAATCAGGACTCAACATACAAAACACAGACTACAAGTCAATCAGAAGAAGTCTATTTCAATTCAGCACACTGTCTACACGTGACAAACAAAATCTAGTCACAAGACTGCTTCATGCCGCCAGAGCCAAATTGAGAAGTTCAGACAGCATAGAGCATTTGGAAAAATTAGCCTCAGACAGAAATCTTGAAACAGGCAGAGTGAATGATGCTGAACCAAAAGTGAGTGTGCCAGATGTGAGTACTCAAGGCAAAGACCTTGCACTGTACAGATACATCATGGGTGGCAAAAATCTTGTGGCAGTGAAACGTTTTATAGATTCAGCACTGTCAGGCAAATCAATACCTTCTGCGATTGTGCAGGCATATCTACCAGCAATTCAACTGATAGATGATATTGTGAAAGCCGGACCAGCATACGTGAGTGTGCTAAAAGCACTGCAATCTAGAGCCAAAAAGAGCCGTAAATAATATAGTATCACACAATTATT